CATGGCAAGAATCCAGGAATAGCAAGGAGGCTAAGATAAATTGGAGATTCACCAATAATGAAGCAAGAATAAAACTAAAAAGGCTTTATCCGTCAATTAATAATTGACATGACACTAGTATTTTATTTATTTTATTCATATTTATTTTGAAACCCTGTTATAATTAGCAGGGTTTTTTTTGTTAATAATCTTTATCGAAATTATTGTATTTATAGATAAATATATAATATGAATTATTTCACATTACCAGAATTAAAGGAACAATTAAATATTGAATCAGGATTTACTAGAGACGATCATTATCTATCAGGTTGTACAACAGTTGCTTGTTTATCAGTTGATAATTATTGTAATAATGGTTTAACTGGTTTTACTGGTACAACTATTCCAGCAACAGTAAAACAGGCCGCTTTAATGTTAGCCGCTCACTTTTACTTGAATAGGCAAATTGTAAGTTTTGCAACAGGTGTTGAAATCCCTTATAGTTTTCAATTTTTACTTAATCCATATAAAATAGATGCAATATGTTGATAGCCGGGGATCTAAGAAACGAAATAAATGTAAAAAGACTATCAAGCGTTAAAGATGCTTATGGATCTATAACTGAAACATATACAACTATATATGCTTTACGGGCTGGAATAAAATTTAATAGTGGAACGAAATCAATTAATAATGATGAAATATTTAACAGTCAATCAATAATAGTTACTTGCTATTTTAGGAATATACTAACAACTGATAGGGTTGAATTTAATTCAAAGATGTATAAGATATTATTTATAAATCCAATTGGATTTAAGGAAGGTTTACAAATTTCGATTGAATTAATTAATGATTAAAGATGAATTGGACACAAAAAGAAATCTTTATAGATATAATTCAACAAAGAATTAATGAATTAATAAACAAATTAAAAATTAATCCCAATATGGACTATATAGAAGAAAAAACAATTAAACAATTAATCGAAAAATATGAAGAAATTATAAAATGATAAATGCAGGGGATCACATATCAATTGAAATAATAAATGATAAAGAATTATTCAATTTATTTAACGATTTAGAAACCAAATTACAAAATAAAATTGTTGTTGCTGGAATGAAAACAGCGGCCAATATTATTTTAAAAAAAGCAAAGGAAAATTTCCAAAGTGTTAAAAAAGATAAATCATTAACAAATTATTCTAAACTAAATTCTTTTTTCAAAGTTCAACCTTTACAAAATCCTGATCTAAATACCTTTGGCCTTAAACTGGGTATAACAAAGCAAGGTTATAAACTCCGCTGGATTAATTGGGGCACAAATGAAAGATTTTATAAAAAAAGTAAAAAATCATATTTCAAAAAGTCTGCAAAAGAACATAAGACGGGCAAAATAGAACAAACAGATTTCTTTTATTTAGCTGTTGAATCTAGTAAAAGCGAAGCAAACAATAAAGTAAGTCAAGCAATTATTGACAGTTTAAATAAGACTGTAAATAAATATAATAAGACTAAATAATAATTTAATATGCCAACAATTAATTTACCGCCAAAGAAAGAATATAAAAGACAAAATAATTCATCTAAAAGAAGTAACGAAAATCATAAAAATGTTTATAATACTCAACTTTGGAGGGAATTAAGATTAAATTATTTAATGCAAAATCCTTTATGCTTTGAATGTTTGAAAAAAGGTTTATTCATTTCGGCTGTTGATATTCATCATATTATTCCAATTAGTTCAACAAATGACATTCAGCAAAAAAAAGCTTTGGGTTTTGATTATAATAATTTAAAAGGTTTGTGCAAAAATTGCCACAAAATTGAACACCAAACCAGAAATAAAAATTAAAATAATAGTATTTATAATAAAAGTCAAATGATCAATTTAGGAAAAGCAATATATACAATTCTTTCAGGAAATACAACAGTTTACAGTTATGTAAATAATAAAATTTTTCCTTTGGTTATTCCCGAAAAAACAATTTTACCATGTATAGTTTATGAAAGAAATTCAAATTGTGAATATACAAGAGATGGATCAGGCATTTATAATTCTAGCTTGGATATAACTATTTTATCAAATAATTATACCGAAAGTATAAATATTAGTCAAGTTGTCTTTAATTGTTTGAATATGTATAAAGGGACTATAAGCAATATTAATATAATAGATAGTCGCTTAACTGGTTTAAATGAAACTTTTGCAGAAGATTGCTATATTCAGAAATTGACATTTAATATTAAAAGTTATTAGTTTTCACAAAAAAATTGTTGATAAGTTACTAAATAAATATTCAAAATTAGTATCAAAATCCATTTAAATTTTATAACTTTGCCCAAGTTTTTAACAGTCAATTAGATTTAAAGAAAAAGATAAAAAAAAGTCTTTAAATAAATTCTTTCCTAAATAAAAATCAAAAACTTTTTCTTCTTTATTCAAATAAGAATCAAATTTACAAATCTTTATTTTTCATTTTTAATCTTTTATCCAAAAGAATAAAAAATCAAAAAAGTATTATTGTCAAGGGCATATTATGTTTAAAAATTTGAAAATTTTCTTTCTTTTTTGCCCTTAAACAAACTTCAATTGTTAATTTATTTTAACATTTAGACCTATTTTAAAAACCTTTAAAAGTGTTGATTCTATTGGCTTATAGAATGGCAATTACTAGTTGAAATTATTCCTTTCAATTAATCATTTTCAATTGTTAATTTATTTTAACATTTAGACCTATTTTAAAAACCTTTAAAAGTGTTGATTTCATTGGTTTACAGAATGGCAATTACTAGTTGAAATTATTTATAAATTATTCCTTTCAATTAATCATTTTCTAATTTATATTTCAATTTTCCTTTTTAAAATTTAATATTCCAATTGATTTTTTGCTATTGCAAATCAGATAGGGATCGCCTAATGGCCTACTAGTATATATTTAAATGTTAATAAATGTTAATAAATGTTAATTTATATCATTTTTTTTAATTAATTTAGTCTTTTCCAAAATCGAAAGTATTTATATTAAACATCAAAAAATAATTAGAAGTAAAATAAAACATCAAAAAAATGAAAGAAATAATAAACGGCAAAGTATATGATTTAAATAATTATAAATTAATTAAATCAATCGAATTTACACAGGATGAAAAGGATCATATTTTAAAAATGTATTCAGTTTTTTTGAAATATGATGATCTGAAAAAATACATAGAAAATGAAACAAAATGTAAAAATTTGGATTTAATTAAAATTGAAAAAAATAATATTGGTTTGGTTATCACAATTAAATTTTTACCCTCAAAAATCTGCTATAAAATAAACGAAAATGAATTTATAATTCATGAAGAAAAATATAAAATTGTTGATAAAAATAGAGCTATAGAGTATCTTCAAACTTATTTACCAAATCTTGAAATAATTGAATTATTGAATTTAAAGTAATATCCCAATTTTTATTTAAAAAGCTTAAAGGGTTTATGATGTTTACCTTTTAAGCTTTTTTTCATTTAATATAAGTAATCGAATTAAAATTGTATTTATAATTAAAAAATAATAATATATATATATTTTAAAAAATACAATTTATGCCAAATACAAATTTTTTATCATATGGTGGTGATTTAATGTTGTTTACTCATTCAGGTGCAACAGTACAGGCACTAGCATTTTCAACTAGTGCAAAATTATCAATTTCAATGAAAACAAGGGAAGTTACTTCCAAAGATTCAACAGGGGATTTTGCAGAAAAATTGCCGGGTAAATTCGATTGGAATGTATCAAGTGATCAACTTTTAAATTTTTCTTCAACAGGCACAACAAATTCGATGGACGAAGTTTATAATTACTTCATTAACAAGAAGTTAATGAATATTTCTTTTGCTTCAAAAACTGGAACTTCTCCAAGTTGGACTGTTGATTCTGGTAAGAAAAAATTTACAGGTACAGCCTATATAACTGCTTTAGATATAAATGCACCTGACAACGATCAAGCGACTTATTCAATACAAATGGAGGGTACAGGGGTTTTAACTTTATCTTAAACAATTTTAGTTAATTATTACTTCAATTATTTTTCAATTATTTTAAGTGTTTTTATTTACTTTTTGGGTGCTATTCGATTGAGACGAAAGCACCCATTGATCTATATCAATGGAATATTTAGCATTGATCTATATCAATGGAATATTTAGCATTGATCTATATCAATGGAATATTTAGCATTGATCTATATCAATGGAATATTTAGCATTGATCTATATCAATGGAATATTTAGCATATTTTTTTCTGAATTTTGAAGTATTTATAGTAAATAAATTTAAACATTAAAAATATAATATGGAAAATAAACAAATTACAATCCAAATAGGAAAGGAACAATTTATCATCAAACAAACATTCAGATCTTTAATGCTATTTGAAGAAAAGACCGCCCGAAATGTTGATTCAATAAACGAAACAATTTCAGATATTTTAATTTTATTTTGGTGCATTTTAAAAGGTGCAAATAAATTAACTTTCAATTATTCATTTGATGAATTTATTGATTTAGTTGATAGCAATCAAGATAGTTTACAAGTCTTTACTGATTACCTTAAAGATCAGGCCAAAGATCAACCAACAGATAAAAAAAAAGTAACGAAAAAAGTTTAAAAATATCTGAAATATACGGGATCATTTTAACAAACTCCAATATTGATCCCGAATACTTTTTATATGAAATGAGTTCTTTTGAACTTGATTCAATTCTAATTTCAATCAATAATAATTATAAAAATGTTTGGGAGCAAACTAGATTTATTGCCTATATACAAGCTTCGTGTTTTGCAACAAAAGATTTAAAACCAACAGATTTAATTAAATTCAATTGGGATACTGAATTAACTGAAAATCAAAACAATATTATATCAATTGAAGAAATCGAAATTAGAAAACAAGCAATGCTTCAAAGCGTTATTTCTTCTTTAAACTTACCAAATAAAGAAATTTTTATGCCTGAAATTTAATAAGAAATTATTGTATTTATAATAAAATAAATCAAATAACTTTAATCGAATATGGCCAATTTTTCTTTATTAACAACCTTAACTTTAAATGCCGCTGGTTTTAATTCAGGCATTCAAAAAGCAACCAAACAAAGCAAAGCATTATCAACAGGCGTTAAAGAAGCTGGTAATTCCATGAAAAATTCATTTTCGGGAATTATCGATCAAATAACTCCTTTGAATTCCAACATGAATTTATTTTTAGATTCAATTATTGGCGGTGCAGGTGCTTTTAAAGCAATGATTCCAGCTATATCAGGCGTTAAAACAGCTTTAATAACTAGTGGAATAGGTGCTTTAATTGTTGGTGTTGGTGTTGCAATTGGTGGCTTAATTGCTTGGACAAAAAGAACAGATCAAGGATCAGACAATTGGCGTTTATTTTGTGATATAATTAAAGTTGCAACAGATTCATTATTAGACAGATTGGCCGTTTTAGGTGGTGCTATGTTCAAACTTTTTAAAGGTGACTTTTCAGGTGCATGGCAAGATATAACTAAAGCGTTTACAGGCTGGAAAGAAGGTGCAGAAAAGGCATTTAAAGCAACCTTTGAATTAAATCAATTACAAGATGATCTTGAAAATAAGCAAGAAGTATACGCAACAAAAAGGGCAAATTTAGAAGTTCAAATTAGTGAACTTCAACTAAAAGCTAGAGACGAAGAAAGCTATTCAGCAAAGGAAAGACTAGATTTTAATGAAAAATTAAAACAAAAAATACAAGAATTATATGCTTTAGATGCATCCTTAAAAAATCAAGAATTGGCAGTTTTAAAAAAAGAAATGTCAATGCAACAAACAAACCAAGATAACAGGCAAAAAGTAAATGAAAAGGAAGCTGAACTAATCAAACTTAGAGCCGAATACAATGGCAATTTAAGAGAAACTTTAAAGCTAAATAATAAATTGGCTGAAGGTGTAAAAGAAGAAATTGAATTTGAAAAAGCAAAGAACGCTTTACATAATGAACTTTTAGGAAATCCTGTTAATTTGGCAATAAATAAAGAAGTTAGTATTTCAACTAAAAAAAATGATAATCCAATAGATGAATTAAAAAAATATAACAATGAATTAAACAAACTTCAATCTAATAATTATTTAAATTCCCAATTGACAGTTTGGGACAATTTAGGAGAATCAATTAATAAATCACAAATTTTGCTAGAATTGTTTCAAATTGGTATAGGTGGCCTTTCAGATGCTTTAGTAAATCTTGCGGAAAATGGACAGTCAAGTTTTAAGGATATGATAACTGGTATGATAGATGGATTAAGAAAACTATTAGTTGGTTTATTGGCTCAAAGTATAGGAAATCTTTTTGCAAGTGGTACAAAAAAAGGTTTATTGGGTATGGTTGGTGCAGTTGCTGGAATAAGTGTTTTATTGGGTTTATGGAAATCTAAAGTTCCAAAATTTGCAACAGGTGGGATCGTTGGTGGCATAAGTTACACGGGTGATCATCAATTGGCCGCTGTAAATTCAGGCGAAATGATTTTAAATCGAAATCAACAAAGCAACCTATTTAAACAATTAAATAATGGTGGTGGTAATGGTGGCGAAGTAACATTTAGAATTCAAGGCACTCAATTAGTGGGTGTTTTATCAAATTATAATAATCAATTAAATAGAATAAAATAAAATGGGTTTACCTAGTTCAACATATAATTGTAGATATTATTATACATTTAAATCGTTATCAAACTTTACTTACAAAGTTCAAATT